TGTATTGACCCACTGGAGTTGTCCAGTAATCCTGATCATCTGCCTTGACTTCTGCCACCGGTGGCTTCACTGGCTTAGAAGCTACGACCTTGCTCATTTCCTCGCGGCTTGGTCTCTTTCCTTTAGCTGCATAACCTGCATTTGCAAGTGCTCTGCCGATCGCCGAAGTCTCACAATTCTCCAATGCTGAAGTCTGATTAACCCCTCGGCTAGTAACTGTTTCCTCAGCGTACCCTGTTGCCCATGCAACGCTATCTTCAGCATTCTTAAATAGATACGCCTTAACAATGTATCGAGTAGCCTCGACAACTTCCAACTCTGTTGATATGCGAAACGCTGGATAGTCCTTAATAAACTTTTCAAGTCTCACCTCTACTGGCTCGTAATCGGCTAAATTAAACATACAGTTCGTTTTCCTCTGTGGCTAGCTGCCCTGCGAGTGCGCCATAAGAGCAGAGATCGACCCAGTTGTCGATGTGTTGTGCTGATTGATTAGTCCTTGCAAGTTTAACCAAGACCATGATCCCTGCCACCTGATAGTCGTGTATCGGTGTTTGTAAGTATGCTGAGAGCAGCATTGCTGTGTGTTGCAGGTTATCCGCAGGGTGACCATATGACAGCCCACGATCACGGATCGTGTCGGTGGCGGTAAGTAAGATTTCATTAGCGCGCATCTGTTGTCACTCGCTGAAATGACTTAGCAACGATTAGACCCTCGCGCTTGCCCTCGTTAAAGCCCTTAGCCCAACCGACCAAATACCATAAAGCATTAGCTGCTAAAAGCAACACAATCATTGGCATCTCGAATGACATTATGCCACCTCGCATTCACAAAATTGTGAGCGAGCTTCAAACTCCATGCAATCCCAACCCATCATAGAAGCGTGGCAAGGGTTTTCACCATGATATCTTACAGCTGACCAATAAGTTGCTTTGTCACATACATTGCAGAAAACTATCTCTGCTGGCTTTGTTGCTTGCATTTTATTTCCTATCCGTAGCGATGCCCTTGATCGCTTACAGGATTAGTGTGACACAGCGACATGACAAAAATGCGCTAATTTGTATAACGATTTGGTAACAGACTCCAGGCTCTAGCGAGCGCGTCCGTAGGTCTTTCCGGACACGATGAATGTCCCGTCCTTCTCAATGTTAATAAGATCGACTTGCACCTTATTGCCATGCACATACATGATGGCGAATGCCTGTTGCCAGTTAGCCACACCTTTAGTGTAAGCAGCTTGCTTAAAGTCCATGAGATTGCCTACTTCTACACCATGTAGGACACGCCCTATACGCCCTCCAGAAGCCTCTGAGAAGGCTGAACGCCCTGCTCTGTGGGTATGACCTGAGATGACATTCTTGCCATGCCTACGAGCCGCTTCAAGGGCTGATAAGCCCCCCTGTGGCTTGATGGGTGTGTGGTCTCCATGGACTGCAATCCAGTTGGGTGCAATTGGCATTGGGTTTTTATGGAAAGTTATGCCGAGTTCATCAAAGCGCATAAACTTCTCAAAGCGCAGCTCTGGCAATGCCCCGAATGCTGGCACTTTAGCCATGATGATGTTATACAGGCGATCTGTGTGATTGCTACGGATGCAATCTGTTACGCCTAACTCCCAGAGCAAGTCCACAGCTTGATTGCGATCATCATCTAGCGTTTGAGCATAACTGCCCATCCGCCCTTCTTCCCACTTGCTTATCTGGGGTAGGTCAATCTCATCGCCAATGGTGACTACTTGGTCAGGCTTAAACTTCTTGATGAAACTAGCAAGATTACGAGTTGCTACCTTATCTTCATATGGTACTTGAAGATCTGAAACGACTACGATTCGCTTAATCGTCATCCTCATCTATGTAATCGCCTAACTTCTCTGGCGGTATTCCATCAGGCAAGATCCAATGCGGGTAAGCCTGTGGCTCTGTAATCATGAACATGGCGATGTCCTCTGGAAACCCTGCTCGCTTTAAAGAGCAAAAGTATTCATAGAGCCCAATGCAGTAAGCATCGAGCTTTGAGTAACCTTGTTCCTCTAGAGCTTTAGTTGCTTTTCTAGCCATAGCACTATGTTACCTGTCGAGAAGTATGTTGTAGATCTCATCCACTCGCGTGTTGAGTCTTTTGATCTCAGACAATAGGTGTGTGATTACATAGCCAGACAACCCGCCAAGTGCTGCAATAGTGGCAAGGTAAAGCGTGAAGAAGTCTGACTGTGTCATTACTCTGATCTGCCGTAGGATTCGTCTTTAGGATTAAGCCAGCGCAATACAGGCGGAATGACCGCTAATACTCCAGCGTAGCCAATGTTCTTTGGGTCAGTTTCCCCTGCTGCGACAAGTGCAAGTGCAGCTGTTAGAAACGCTCTGATCCATGATCCTGACATCTTTTTTAGTTCGTTCATCTTCTCCGCCTAACATAGGTATCTGAAAAAAAGCACTATCATTGTCAGCCTTTTTCTTAAAGCTAACATGCATGTGCTTAGTGTGTTTGTTAGCCCCTGTGTATTTGCGCCACTTCCAATTAAGGATGTGGGAGCAGATTCTTCCATCGTAAATGATGTAAGCAATACGCGTGTCTCTTTGTGCCTTACATAAGGCGCGAAGCTGATCAGCAAGATCTCCCATTTCGTCTGGCTTTCCGCCTTTGTGCAAATCTTTGTCCACATCAATGGCACGAACCCAGCCTTGCTCATCTGGATTATGATCTGACTTGCGAGCAGCGTGTCGGGTATCACCGATCCAACCATCCGATGTGCGGTCACGATCTGGGAACGAGTCATCGAACTGCTCCCTTAGCTGAACAGCAGCCTTACTTAGCTTCGGCTTCATCGATCACACTCGGTGTGGATTGTTCCGCTTGTTGCGCCTCATAGGTTGATTTCAGCATTGAGGTAAACTCTCCGTTGCCTCGGTCAATGATGGCGTGTTCAAAGATGCCTTGTTCTGTTTTAACTTCAATAAAAGTAACATTATCCATTTTTATAACTCCGCACTAAATCCGACATATGCTAAACTTGAACCTGCTTGTTGTAATAGATACGGACGATACTGAGTTAAACCAGTAACACCCGTTAAAGTTGTTGCTCCGATTGCTGGAAAAGTTCCACTTCCATTTATGGTAAGAGTTCCAGCACCTGAACCAGTAACGCCGTCACTTGCTCTAATGGTTGAAAAATCCATTGATGTTGGAGTAACTCTCATAGTAACAGGAAATACTGTTTGGAATTCTCCGCCAGTAGTGCTAGTTGCTATACCTGTTCCTAAATAACCAAAACCACCGCCAGTTCCACCTGCTCGGTAGTAGTACCTCTGGCAAGCGGCTAATTCTCCTTGAAGTGTTCCTGTTGCAGTTTGGAATGGTGTTGCCACGCTTCCTGCTTCAACTTGTACGCCCCAAAAATCAATCGTTGCATTTTGAATTCCCATTGAGGCGTTCTGAGTTGATTCATCGGAACCGCTTGAAGTAAACAATCTAGCCTGCAAATAAGAACCAGCACCGATTGTTTTGCCTGAAATTGAAGGAATAGTAAAAGTTAATGAGTATCTTGCCCAAGATGTAGTTATGGCAACTTTTTGACCTGTGCCAGCGTCAGTCAATGAACCACCAGAACCGTAGGCTTGCGTAAAGTTTGAACCTACAAATGGTGTTCCTGTTGCCGCTTTAGCCCAAAAAGAAATCGTGACTGTTTGATTTGCAAATGTTCTGACGTCCTCAATTCTTTGTTGAATTACTGAACGCGCAGAAGTTAGAGTTTGTCCACTTGTCACTATTCTCAAAAAGTTGGTTCCTTCGTAACCTGCAACTGGTGCAGCACCCGCCGTAAAAGCCTGAGTTGAATAGGTAACTGTTCCATCGCTGAGTGAGGTTAGCCAACGGTCAAATGTGTATGTCGCAGATGATGTTGTGCTTGTAAAACTCCGTTGATTTATGTTGAAATCTCCGTTTAGAATTTTATTCTTATTAGCACCAAATAAACCTGTATAGCGCAAGCCTGTTGAAGTGGAACTATCTGCTACGAGCGTTTCGCCATTTGCGCCTACTGCTAGGCGGGCTGGAGTGTCGTTTGCACTAGCTGCAATTAGATCGCCCTTAGCATCGACAAGTGACTTTGGAGTCATTGTTGCCATTGTTGTATCGATAGCGTTGCCAAGCGTACGGATGGCTAACGCACCATTTTTTACAAGGTCAGTATTGTCTGGTTCTAACCAGCCATAGATGGGTGAGGTTGCCATTTAGTTGAGTGCTCCGATCGCATTGTTCCAGATAAGTGTAGCATTTGTGGTTGCCCATGTGATTGTGCTAGGTGTGACTGTGTCCCATTGTGTCGTGGATAATGAGAATTCTGTTGCTGAAATGTAGAGGGTTATCTCGACAAAACTAGGTGTTGCTCGAAGTGCCACATTCTCAACAAAGCCATCAAAAGTGCCACCTAGCAAGTTGCTAGGTAAGTTGCTGATCAGCATAGGCTGACCAAAATAAACCCCTATAAGGCTATCAAGCATAGCAGTTGGAATGTCTGGATTGTCTAGTCGGAAGGTAATTGCTCCAAGTGAGGCTTTTGGTACGCTTCGCAGATTAAGCTCTCTGGTGGCGATATCCGTGATGTCTGTAAGGTTCTTGATGTTAGAGTCGAATGAACGCTCAAACAGCCCATAAGAGGCTATAGAGTCTGCGCTAGAGGTACTGTAGATGCTTCCGTATCCTGTGGCGTAGCGATAGATAAGGCTGTTACGGATGCGAGCAGTCTGAGTTGTTGAGCTGATAGAGGTAGGTGTTGCATATGCCCCATCAAGGAAAGTGTAGCCATTTGCTGCAAGGTCGTTAGATCTATGGTCTGCGTCATCATATGAAACATTCCCGTCCTTTTCCTCATGGATCTGACCGAGTGCGCTATTGGCAATCTGATCAGCAAGGGTCTGAGACTTGGCAGTTGCGTTAGCAGCCAAAGCAATCATTGTGTAGAAGCCTGTGTCAATAGTGCCTATGTAAGATTCAGCAGTTTCCCATGTCGTAGTTGCTGGATAGGTATCCCATGTGACAGTAGGTGTCACTTCATTCCAGTTAAGATTAAGAGCTGCGCCTAGAATGTCTGCGATCTGTTCGCCGTCTAATTCCTCAACAAGGGCTGTGTTATAGACAGCCTTAACCAGTTTAGCAAGTGAGCCAATGCCTAAGATTGTGCCTGTGGTGATGTAGCCGCTTTCCTCTGGGCTTCTGACACCAATGTTAAAGTCTGAGACCTCACCACCGAATACAGTCACATAAGTGCCAGTAGAGTTTTTAAGCTCTAAAGTGATTGGCTCTGTGACATTGATGGTAAAGGGTGCATTGTTAGCATTGATGATTTCTACTCGGCAGTAACCTGCTGTGCATTGTCTGTCAATATCTAAGCGACCAGATGCGAACGACACAGAGGTGACAGTCGTATAGACATCATCACCTACTGTCACTCGCCATTCTGGAAGCCATGTCATGCGATTGTATAGCCTCTCAATGTGCCGCGTGTAGCTGCATCTGTGAGGACTTGATCGATCGCTTCTGCAATAGCGTTAGGGTCACCAATGCCTGTGTTCACAGTAATGTTCATCGCTGCCCTTTGTGATTGTTCATCTACTACTCTCGACTTAGAAACAGCAGTCAGTTCATCAATTTGTTCTTTAAGTAGGAAGTTAATCCCTGTTCCCACAGTTGTGCTTTCACGCAATTTTGTAAGCGATGCAATAGCGGCTGTGCTTTCTACATTTACATTAGATGTTGTTGCTGCTGATGTTGTTGTTGCAGGGGCTTTAGTTGATCCAGTCTGAGCAAGGTTGATCTTGCCTAACAAGGCAAGTGCTGCCTCTAGGTTAGCAAGATTGATTAAGTCTTTAGGCTTTAAGGATTCTAGCAATGACTTAATGTCTAGTAGTTTGAGATTCTGTGCGCCCAATGTACCAAGGATTTTAAGGTCTGCATTAAGTTTATTAGTTGCAGCGATGATAGCCGCTTCATCCTTAGAAGCAATAGCATCTTCCAGAGCAAGGATCGACTTCTTGACATTTAGGCGTGCAACATCGTTGGCAATCTGTAAGACCTGTGCGCTAGAAGTTGCCTTGCCTAGTTGCTCTGCCTGAGAAGTTAGGGCTGCTGCAATCTGGATCTTGTCCATGTCAAAGATTTCGCCGCCCTTGTTAAGAGCAAGGTTAGCCTTATCAATAGCCGCGCCAAGTCGCTTATCTTTAAGGATCTTAGCCTGTGCTGCTGCTTGCTCTTTTGTAAGCTTTGTGACCTTGGATTGATTTTTAAGTGCATTGTTATCAACCTGACCAGAGACAGTCATTGAAATGTTGCCTAGACCCTTAAAGGCTTTAGGATCTTTGTAAAAGAATGAAAGATCTTTTAAGTTGAAGTTCTCTCTAGTAATAGCAATGAAATCGCCTGTCTCACGGGCAAGGTTAGCAATGGCGTTAGCGATTGCATCAATGCCCTTAACAACTGGATCGACTGTGCTTGATCCCGATGCAGACTTCAAAGCATCGACAAGACCCTTACCAATAGTCTCTTTAGCGTTGTTTCCAGCAATAGTTAATTTAGCAAGTGAACCTGCATAGGTATCAGCTGCGGCAGTTGCCTGACCTGCGAACAGGGTTGCAAGGCGAGCTTGAATTTCCTCAAAGGATGAACTTGTCAGTTCTGCTCTGGATAGTCCTACACCCAAGCGACCTAATGCCTGAGTCTGTCCTAAGTATGCCTTCTGCAAGCTCTGCGAAACTTGGGTGACTGACTTGCCAGTACCAGCTGCAATATCTAATGCAAGGTTGAGCAATTCCTGTGACTTAGCAACATCGCCTGTTGCACGAAGTAAGCGATCCATTGCAGGGCGTAGCTCATCATCAAGCACACCTGTCTGCATTTCAAGGCGAGAGATAAAGCCATTGACTGTGCCAATGTTCGCTCCGTAAGCAAGCCCAAGATTCTTTAGAGTAACTCCAAGAGATGTTGCTGCTTTGTCATCTTCTGCGAATGCCTTAACAGATGCCTTAGCATAAGAGAGAATCTTCTGTGCGCTGTAAACAGCAAGCAAGCCTTTAGCAAGACCCTTGACATTCTTGGTCAATCTGTCAGTTGAAGTCTCAGCATCCTTGAAGGCTTTCTTTCCTACGAACTGGGCGGCTATGTCAATTCTTACATCTGCTGCCATTACTTCACCTTCAATGTGTAGTTTTCGAACTTAACTTTAGAACCTTCGATTGCCTTGATAACAGCAGCGTTAGTCTTTCCGCCATCTTCTGCCCATGCGCGAAAGATTGCGCGACCCTTTAACTTACGAGTGGCACGACCGCCTTGACCTTCAGCGCGCTTATACGCATTGACAACTTTACCTGTGCGATCGATAGCATCAACGAATTGTTGTCCAGCATTAGGATTGTTGCTCATTGATTGATCCTTAGATCCAGAGCGAATCGTCTTGCCATAATTCTTGTGACCTATTGCTACGACTCTAGCCAATGGAGCCTGTGGTCTGCCCTGTGGATGCAAGCGACCAGCAGTCTCATAGATAGCTCCAGTAGGTGAAGCATTGACAATGCGAGCAAGTGAACGAAAGCCAGAGCGATTAGGCTTTGATGGCGTTGCCTTAAAACCAATGCCGCGCTTAGCTTCGCCTGTACTCCATTGAAGTCTGCTACCCCAGACCCCGTTGCCTTCTCTAGACCAGCCGCTTAGAGGCGATGCAGAAGGAATAAATCCTTTAGCTTTATTCGTGATAGGGCGAAGCAATGCGCCCATTTCCTTTTGAGTTTCTTTAGCAAGATCAGGTGTGAACTTTCTGAGGGCTTTTCTAAGCTCTACCGCGCCTTTTACTTCCGTTGGCATCGCTCACCTCTTTCGCTTCATCTTTGAGCCCTTGCACTAATGCATCGAGCATGTTCTTGTCTAACTCCAATAACTGCTGTGGCGCGATTCCCAACCTAATGCTTAGCCTAGCAATTAGGTAGGTGAATGGAAGATCGCGCTTTAAGCTAAAGGGTCAGAGTCCAACACTTCCACGCTTTTTAGCGTTTCAATGAACTCCATCCCATAAGGCTTAACAGTTTCACCTGATCTGCGTGTTACTTCCCATGCTAACCAATAGACATCGCTTTGCTTTTCTTCATCGCGAAACGCCTTATGGAAACCCTTTTTAGCGTACTGCTCAAATGCGTATTCCACCGCTGGGGTGATCTCGCCTTCTAGTACGCTTCCATCTGTACGAACTATCTTTAGTTTTGCCATGAGTTTGCCCCTTTGTTAGTTTCTTACGCTGTTGTTACTGCGATTGTACCTGATACGTTCCAAGTTACGCTCTGAGTTGATAGGTCTGCAACTGCACCATTTACAGGTGTTAGGTTGTTCACTAAGCAAGTCATTGTGTAAAGAGGATTAGTTGCTGATACAGCAGCAGATGTCTGCTTGAATGTTACTGTGGTGTTTGTTCCCCATGTTGCCTGAAGTGTCTGGAGTGTCTTAGCTGTTGCTTCATCGTTCAAGAAGTCGATGGAAATGCTGGAAGCTTCTAGACCTTTTACGAAACGATGCCCCTGATCCCCGAGACTGGTGATTTCCAGCTCATCGAATGCTCGATTAATTGTTACTGAAGTTACTAATGTCGAGAGATCAACCGCATTGACAGTTAGAACTCCCGTATTTGCTAGATAAACTGCCATGAATTATTCCTCGTCTTTCTTTGTAGTTACTGGCTTTGCTGCTGGCTTTACCTGACCGATTCTGATCAGGAAGGCTTCGTTCTCTTTTTCCCATTGTGCCATATCGGTCATGGTTATTCCCATCTCGTTAATATACTTACGGACATCTCGCAGCTGAGTAGGTCACCCGATGCAGCGTTGAGAATACTTGGTGCGCTAACTGCGCCCACATTACAGACTAAAGATGATGCTGCAAGTAGTGCGAACACGTTACAAACAGTATCTTCAATGCCGTTAAGATTTCCTTCGTTATCGAACAAAGGTACAGTCATGACAATCTTAAAGTTAGCCATTGGTGCAACTGAAATCTGTTGATTATTATTAGGTGTCAGATAAGGATCATCTGGAGAAACAATTACAGAGTTAGCAAGAACTGTTGCAGGTGGAAAGGCGAAAGTCTGCCACTTAGCATTATTAACTAATGCAGTTGCTAGTGTCGTTCTGAGAGTTGTTATGGCTACAGGTGGCATTATCCCACCATTGAGTTAGGGCTCAGCGCGTGAGCGATCAATCCTCGCACCTTAGCGAGAAGCTGTGCGCTCATTCGATAAGGGCTTGGCTGGAAATCGACAGCGTTACTGCCTGATAGTGTGGCTGTACGCGCTTGCCAGATTTCAACAGATATCATCAAAGCTGCTTGCTGAACTGCTTTATCTTCTGCCCAGTCTGTGTAAGTAGATGCTGTAACTGTTGCAAAAGGATTAAAAGGATGCTTAGTCGCATCTGTTACATGGTTTGTAGTTATTGTGATTGTGTATTCACCAACGCCAGTAATAATTTTGTTGCCGTTAAAGTGCGCACCTGCGCCTGTGATGTTTACAGTCTGACCTACATAATAAATGTCTTGCACTTCTGTATCAAAGTAAAGTGTTCCTACTGTTCCCTGATTAGAGTGAGAAACAGCAAAATTAGTGTTAGTCCAGAGCATAGGCAGTAGAACTGCATCGGATGCATCACAGACTTCTTGCAAGGTGGCATCTGGGTACAGCGTACCGACTCCGAGAGTGCTGCGGAGTTCTGCGACTGTAGTAAGTGCCATGATTTCCTTTCTAAAGACTCTAGAGGGTCAGAGGGCTACTGACCCCCTAGAGCGTACTTAGTTACCTGTTTTTATTAAGTTAGGTTGAACTTACGAACGCCCTTACCTGACTTAGCAAGATAGATTGCTAGGTATCCGTAAAGGTTGATCTCTACTTCGCCTGTTGTCAAAACATTAACGCGAAGTTGTGTCTGTGGTGATTCCCAGACATATACTGAAGATGGTGCAACCAAGAACGCTGAGTTATCGATTACGCCTGATGCTGAGATGTTGTGATCTACGATCAAGTCAGTACCAAGAACATTGCCGCGAACAGATGTAGCTACTGCTGTACCTGCTGCGTTGTATGTTGCGCCTTGTGCTGAGTACAGGGCTCGTCCTGTGGTATCCGCGTAGCCGGTGATTGCCGCCCATTGGTCAGTTGAAGCAACTAGCTTGTTAGCAAAGTCTCCGCCTGTACCCTTGTATGCTGCTGCACCTTCTACAGAGATGAATGACTGTAGTCCTGCTGCTGTTGCTGCTGTTGTTGCAGCTGTTGTTCCGTCTGCAATAAATGCTGCTAGAAGTGCTGCATCTGTAGCCTTCTCATAAGCCTTGCGAAGTTCGATCATCATCAATTCCATGAACGCTGGCTGGCTGCGATCAATTAGCTCGAAACTTACACGCTGCAAGCCGCTAAACTTGTTTACATTGATCGTGTCAAAGGCTGAGGTCATGCCTGTCTCAGATGGTGCTGCACCTTCGTTAGTGTCAGCAACTGTTGGAGCAACATCTGCTGAAGAAGCATTTGTGTAAAGGCGTGGAACTGTAAAGCTCATACCTTCTGGCAATAATGCTGATCTTGTTGCTGCTTCAAATGCTGGACGTCCTGTGAAGGTGTCAGTAATGAATGTGTTTAGGTGTGGTGCAAGTGTAAGACCTGTGTTTGTTGATGTTGAGTCATCTGCTGCGCGAACTACGCGGCGTGCTTCGTCATCACCAAGTGCTGCCTTGATGTTTGCTTCTAGATATTGTGCTGAAGTAATTGGTGCTACGCGCTCGCGCACGAATGTAGTTGCTGTCACTACAGTTGGGCGAGCAGCTTCAACCGCTGCTGCTTCTACTGCTGGTGCTGCAACTGTCTCTGGAGTATTCTCCACAGCTGTCTCGCTTTCTGTTGGTGTGATTTCTTCTTCTACGACCTCTGGAGTTTCCTCAGCCGCTACATCGATAACCTGAGCAGACTTAAATGCTGGCTCTGTTACCAATGAAACTTCTAGCAGTTTTGCAGCGGATACAAACATCACGTTGCCCTTCTGCCTTGACTTAATTACTTCTACGCCTACTGAAAGACCTGATTGCAATCCTTCTTCTGCAAGGATCAAAGCCTCAGAGCCACGATTAGATCGTGATACCTTGAAAGATGCATAGATGCCATCTTCTTGCTCTGTGAATTGTGTTGCCTTGCCTAGTGGCTGGCGTGAGTCATGCTGATTAAGTAACTTGACAGTCTTAGGATCTTCTGGAAGTGCGATTGCGCCCTTCTCGAATACGACCTTACCTGCTGAAGTGTTACCGACTTCGCCTGTACCTGCTGGCACGATCTTGCCTGAGATTAAGCGTTCCTCAACATTGGCAATGAGTCCTGCCGTGAAGGTGATTACTTGGTTTTCCATTATTCGATTCCTTCGCTGCCGTTAGGTGTTAAATCTTCCATCTCCATTGCTTGCTCAACTGTGATCAAGCCTAGAGATAACATCTTTTCAATTACTAACAAGCGTTCCATTGGTTCAGTTGCTAGGAATGATGAATCGACATCAAAGCGAACTGCATTACCGCGAGCAGTAATGTCATCCATTGAAAGACGATCCTGAATTGCATTTACATAAGGCGCAAGGCTCATTGAGAAGAATTGCTTGCGCTCATCTAGAACATTTGCATAAGTCATTGATGTATTGGCTTCTGCGCTGAGAAGGTAAGCGGGGATCGAGCATAAACGAGCAATCTCAGTTGCTAGGAACTGTTGCGCTTCGTCATACATCATGTCTTTTGGAGAGAATGATGTTGGTTGGTATTCCAGAGTGCTTGTCAAGTATGCAGTTGCACGATTTTGTCTAGCATTCTTCCATGCTGCAAGAAGTCCAGCGATCTCTTTAGGATCTAGGTCAGCCCCGTTATTGCGTAACACCCCAGACGGCATGGGCGTGGATGCTGACAAGACTGCTGCTTTACGAAGATCGATTGCAGCTCTAATTGTTTCAGATCCGCGTTCTAGTATGCCTTCATCGAATGATTGGAATGTAACAATCGATCCAAGACCTGACATAGGTACAGCAACAGCATCAATAAAGTATTGAGTGACAGTCATGCCATAAAGGTCTGTCGTAAATGTAACTTTAACATTAGGAATCCATTGGAAGCGAGAAGGTCTGCCATCTTCTGCATAAACTTCTGTAACTTGCCAGTAAGCCACTCCGTACATCATCAATGAATCAACAGTCCACGCCATTGTTACAGAGCGTGGCTGGTTTAGTGCTGGTTGATCAACCCATAGTGGATTGCCCAGTTCTTCACCTGTGGACTTGCGATAAAGATTGAGAGGTAGTCCACCGATAACGCCTGAAAGTAAATTGCGGCAACGAGCTACAGATGGAACTGACATTGCCTCGTTGCGATTGACTCGCGGCATTACATAGTTATAGAGCGAGTTAAGATTTTCGCCCATAATAGAAGGGGCGTATTGCGCTAAAAGCGATGAACGCTGATCATTTGAGATTGCTTCAGTTTTGCGGAATAGACCCATAGTCATAAAGTGTAGCATTTGTCAAGCAATTAGACAATGTGCTATGGGTGTGTCTAACCATAAATCTGTGGCTTAGGTTGCGGAAGCATTAACTTACTTACCACCATTGCTAGACCAATAGGGGCTGAAATGTCTCCAGCACTTTTGCGCTTGATGATTCTCCAAGCACTATCGTTTGTCTTAGCAGCTGTGTTGGTGAACTGCTCAATGAGTTCTTTAGACCCATTGTGGACAACGCGCAGATTGGTCAATCCTTCTAGCAAGTCTCCACAGGCTTTGTAGAATTGCTGACCTGACACATCCTCGACCATAACACCTGAATTAGACAGTCTGTCTGCAATGGTTTGTGTGGCGTACTTGTCAAAGCAGACAAGGCGTGGCTTATACAGATCAACCCAAGATTTAATGCTTGCAGCCATCTTCAATTCATCGATGGCAACCTGCGAGCTGTAAGTCTCCATAATGCCAATGCCGATTCTGCCATCTGGAAGCAACTGACCAGCAACGAGCGACCCGTTGCGCCTACTCGGACTGACATCGAATCCGAATACTGTATAAGCACCTACTGTCATTTCCAAAGTGCTATCGGATGAGTTCTCCAGTACCTCTGTGCTGAACGGACAACTTAAACTGGAGATCCATTGGCATAAAGTCTCGGTTCTAGCAGCTTCCATGGTTGAGGATGCGATTGTTTCCTCGATGGCTTCCTCTGTAATTAAATGTCCAAGGCTAGGGTTAGCCATTGCCCATGCTTTACGATCCCAGATGTCACAAAAGTCAGGCGCGCTGTATTCGTAGAAGCCTAAGCTCTTAGGTGGCTTATTTAAGCAAGCTTCGTGCAGATCATTAAGCACTTTGCTGAAATGGTCTCCAGCATTGCTAGTGAATAATCGCTGGCTATTCTTACGCGCTAAAGTAACGCTCTTAGCAGCATCCATTGCAGCCTCAGACACCTCGCGTAGCTCATCAATCCAGAGGAAATCACAGGTGCGCCCACGCGCTCCATCGGATGTCGCAGCAGCCACTTCTAACTGTGCTCCAGATGCAAGGATAATGCGCTCATCGCCATTAGTCCTACGAATGCCCTTCTTGATGTCTCCATCCTTTAGCTGCACTCTGAGAAAGTCGTTACGCTCGATGATGTCTGCCATTATGTTAAACGACTTCATTGCCATAGCTCTATTAGAGGACATAATAAGGATGTCCTTCTCACCGAAGCAGAATAGCCCTGCTAACGCTCGCATTCTTGCAAGGTGACTCTTTCCTGACTGCCTAGCGATCAGCAACAGGCTTGTCTTACGGATGAACTGGTCATCTTTGTCCACAGAGCATAAATCGTTCAAGATTATCTTCTGCCATTCGAGAAGTGGCTGACCTATGCGCTCTGCAAGCTCTGCAACCTGATCGCCTTTAGTTTTGCCCTTTAACCAAGGGCTGTGAAGGCGTGGTCTTAAATCCCCAACCAGCTTCTTGGGCTTTTTGGTTTTAGTTGTCATCGAATCGGATCAGGTCTGGACTTAAACGGACTGTCTTGGACTGGCTCGGATTGTGTCGGAGAGAGACAGTTTGA